CGAGGTGCTCGCACTTAGTCACTGCGGCTCCTTGTGAACCCACACTTCCGCCCCGGTGTCCGGGTCTTTGTAGTCGAGCTCAGGGTTGCACCAACAGTCCGATGATGCGTCGTGCTCACGCTCTCCGCTCCTTGCTCGGATTGCCTCAATGCAATCTGTCACGCCATCCATGTGCTCGTCGCCTGAACTAACCATACGCAACAATTCCTCACAAACCTTCGCGCACGCCTCTCGCTCTGCGGCGACGGCGTCGGCAATCTGCTTCTTGATCCAGCGGATCTCCATATCTGTCCAGATCCAGCCCCCAGCAATGTCAGGGTGGTCTTCGGGCTTGATGTCGTCCTTATTCATCCTCGTCCTCCTGAAACTGTTCGAGGATCAGTTGTTGCTTGGCTATCTCAAGACACCCCACAGCGGTGGCAACGACCATCGTTTCGTCATACTTGTGAATGACCTTTAGAATTTCTTCGACCAGCCCGTTCGCAAGGTCTGCTCCGTAGTTATGCTCCATACGCCCTCCGCTCCGCACGCTCGTTGGCGTTCTGTGTCTGCCACACAGCCACGCCCATCTTCGCTACCTCGAGGTGCCAGCGCAGACGCTCAGACTCTTCTGTTGCGGTACGCAGGTTGGCGAGCAGGGCGGCGTACTCGGGATGAGCTCGTGCCTCACGGTCTTGGGCGGTGACTTGCGAGAACCCTCGGGTCTCCGCCTCCTTCATCAGCATCGCCAGCTTCGCCTCCCGGAACTTCTCCAAGTACGTGCGCTCGGCGAACGCCTTGGCAAACGCATCGCTCATCGAACGGAGCTCGGCAAGTCGGGCTTCAATCTTCTCGTTCATTTCTTCTTTCCTTTCGTCTCGATCTGTTGGGATGGGTGGTAGTTGCGGGGGATCTGGAACACCTTGTCGGGATCGAGCTCCTCTCGCTTGCCCACCTCATGCCCCGTCACCTTGTCCACGCCCCAGACCACCTTGGCGTCTGGGAAAACAGACCGGAACTCATCGACCAACTCAGCCAGGTTGGGCATGAGCTCTCTGTTCCGGCGTCTCTGTTCTTCACGGTTGTCCACTGGCGACCCTCCCGAACTCTTCCTTGCCGCAGTAGATGCACCGGAACCAGTAGCCCTTGTCGGAGTCCCTGCCGGGGATGCTCACGAACTTGTGCTTGCAATACCGCTGGCTCATTGGAAGTCCCACTCAGGATTGCGACGGCTGGACAGACTCTTGATCTGTTCGCAGACATTGACCAACTCGTCTCCGTTGCGGATCAGTCCGTGATCCATGACGAACTCGGATGCCTCCTCGTAAGCCGTGTTCCTCTCGCGCTTGAGGTGCTTGATCTCCAAGCGCAGGGTGGCGATCTCGAGCTCGAGTCTGCCGATCTTGTGAACGAGGTGTGTGTAGCTTTGCTTCTCAGACATAGTGCCTCCGTGAATCGCGAACGCTCTCCTTGAACTGCAAGCTCATGTCGTCGAACCACAGAGCGACCAGTCCTTCCCATTCCCCATGCCGTTGCTTGTCCACGTACAGGCCATGCGTCGGCTTGTCCTCGTCGTCCCCGTCCTTCTTCGGGAACTTGTAGACCGTGATGAAGTTGTCGCACTGGTCTACGATTGCGCCCGTGCCCTTGGCGTCCTGCTTTCCGGGGCGACGGCTCTCGTCATCACGCTTGCGTGAGTGATGCACGAGGTGGATGTGGATGTTCAGATCCTTGGCGGCGGCGCACAGTTGACCGATGAACCGCTTCTGTCCGTTGTAGTCGTCCTCGTTGGCGACCACCTTCATCAGGCTGTCCACCACGAACTGCGTCACGCCCAGTTGCTCGGCGCAGTAGTAGATGACCCCGAGGATTCGCTCGGGTGAGGTCTCGCCCTGCTGGTCGTAAAGGAAGACCTTGCCCTCGGCGAAGTTGAGGAATCTGTTGACGTACTCCTCGGTCGGGTTCTTTGTGCCGATGGCTTGGGTTGCCATCCGACGCAGGGTCTTGCGCGGCTTCATTTCGAACGACGCGATGCAGACCTTCTGGTCTTGGGTCAACAGATGGAGCATCACGAACCCGGTACACATCGACTTCATGTGCCCGTTGAAACCTGTCCAGACCGTGACCTCGCCGGGGCGGATCAGGAAGTTCTCGCGGGTCTTAATCCACGGGAGGTCGAGCCCGTGCTGGCGGGGGTCGCCAAAGAACTCGTCGATCAACTCCTCGCCGAAAGACTTGGGTGTCTTGATGCGGCCAATGTCCTCCTCCCGTGCCTGGAGGTAGGCGTCGAAGTCCACGCTCTGTTCCTTCAGGCGGCTGGCTCGAGCGTTGTCGAGCTCGCCAGCGATGCGTTCGATGTAGGTGAGACTGCTCATCGTGCGTACTCCATAGCCTCGTTAATGCGTGAGGTCGCGAGACGCAGACGCTGGTGATCTTCGGGTGAAAGCACACGCCCGTTGGCGATGGTGCTGGCGCAGACGGCGACGATGGTCGCCTCGTGCTGGATGACCTTGAGCAGGTCGGTCGCCATGAAGCGAGCCTTGCGAGCTCGAGCTCCGTTCAGGTCGTAGCTGTCAGCCTTGGGCGGGAACAGGTCGGACAGATCCATGCCGACGGCTCCGGCGATCTCGGCCACAGAACAGCCCGCGAAGCAGTGCATGAGGATCTTCCCGTCCTCAGTCTCGCGGATGGTCATGCTGGGGTTGCGGTCGCCGTGGGCAGGACAACACGCGACGTAGTTGCCGTTGCGCCCCTTGACCTTGGAAAGACGCGACAACAGGGTTTCGAAGTTCGGGTTCATCAGATGGCTCCTCTCAATTCAGCGTCCCAATCGAAGTCTTGGGTGGGCTTGTCCTTCACCCATTCCGCCTTGAAGCCACGCCAGCTACGCTCGACGCACATCGTGAGCGCCTGTTCGAGAGAGAGCCCTGCCTTCTTGGCCTCGCGCTTAATGCCCTCGACGGCGAGCTCCGTGATGGGAGCGCGAAGGGCACGACGCAAAGTGAGGAAGTCAGCCACGACCTTCTCGCTGACCTCGGGGAACATCGCCGCTTGCGGCGTATTCTTCTCTTGGTTCTTGGTTATCGGTTTACGGTTAGCTTTCGAGTTGGTTTCTTCTGGGTACCCCGCTGGGTTCCCGCTGGGTACCGACTCGGTATCCGACTGGGTTTTCTTAGGACGTCCACCACGCGCACCATTCGTGCGGGCAATCTCTGCTCGCTGGTGATAGGCGGCGATCTCGAGGTCGGCACGGGCGTTGTGCCAGCCGTCCTCTTCGAGGGTGAAGAATTCCTTGAGCACCGCCTCGACCTCGGCGGAACTGTCCCGCATGGCGATCAGGCGAGCGCACTGGGCCGGGTCTGCGGGGAGCGGTTGCTCTTCGGTGTAGTAGGTGTCGAGGAGTCTGCGATAGGCCAGGTCTTCTGTTTGGCTCAGATGCCTGGTTTTCGTCAGGTAGTCCCTGATGTGAAACTGGTAGTGAAACATCGTGTCGTCCTTTGCCCCTTCCCTTTTGTACAAACCCCCAAGGGGGGTGGAAGGCCGGGGCGAAAGGAACGGAAACTCCCCGGCTTTTCGACCGCAGGAGCGACCCGCGATCTATCCACGGGCTCAAGTATCCTTGTTAATTTCGGTTCGGTCAACAAGGAAGTTGTAGGAAAACAACGGGTTACGTAGTAGGGAAAACCCCTAAACTTTGGTTGACAATAGGAACAAGTAGCCTTTAGTATGCGATTGTTGGGGATATTGGATATACCGGAAACCATGAGCCCACTTGGCAAACGCATCAAAGACGTCCTCCGCGAGAAGGGCATCACCCAAGCGGAGCTCGCTCGCCTGGTCGGCACCAAGCAACAGACGATCAGCTACATCGTCAGCGACCAGAACCCGGCCCAGACCTCGCGCTACGCGACCAAGATCGCCGAGGTGCTGGGCGTCAACCCGTCGTGGCTTCAGACCGGGGACGGAGACCGGCACGACCCCAGCGTCCCCATTCGGGTGGGGAACGTAGTTGTTCGATCCGTGCAGGTACCAATCTTGCTGTCCGCCGACGTCCCCTTGTTTCTTGAGGGAAAACCTACTAGCAACCAAGGATTGCTAATGACGGACAGTGCATCCGCCGGGGTCAGCTTTGCCCTTGAACTTGCGGGCAATAGCATGGCTCCAACCTTCAAAGAGGGAGACAGAGTGGTGATCGACACCAGCCTCAAACCCGAGCCGGGGGACTACGTGGCCGCAATGGCGGGTGACGTAATTCTGTTCCGGCGTTACCGCCAGCGTCAGTCGGGGTTCGAGCTCGTGCCGGAAAACCAAGACTGGGAAACCCTGTCGTCAAACGACGACATTCGAATCGTGGGGGTGATGACCGAGCATCGGAGATACCGGCGTCCTTGACGCTGGTGTTTTTCTGCAACACTTTGCAAAAGATTCCTTGTGTTTCCTACCGGGTTCCTTGATAATCGGTCTTCGGAGCGGCGGGATGGGCTCGCCGCAGGAGACACGATATGCAGGAACAGGAACACAAGGAACCTGTTGACAGCTTCGCTACGTTGCGAGCCGTCAACGTCAACGACTACATCGAGAAGAAGAACGGCCTCAGCTACCTAAGCTGGGCTTTCGCCGTCGATCAGCTTCTCCAGCGCGACCCCAGCGCAACG